GGCCTTATCGTAGGGCCTATAAAGACGGTCGCAGTGATGAGATCAACTTTCTTATTAACCTACTATCTGAGGAGTAATGTCGATGGCTGACCAAGCAATCGAAGTTGGGGGTGTTCAAATCAACAAACCCACCAATGACGCACCACAAGATCTACCTAGTACAGAGCCAATTGATTTTTTGAGTGAGTTGGTGGGTGAAGGTAAGCGGTATGCATCTGTTGCGGATCTTGCAAAAGGTAAGCTACATGCAGATGAGCATATCAAAACGATTGAGGAAGAGAACGCCCGTATGCGGGAGCAATTTGAAGCACAAACCAAGAACTCCGAGACCTTGGAGAAAGTTCTTGAGCGGCTTCAAACGATTGATAATCCTGCACGTCCGGTAATTCCTGAGCCGGAAGATCCTGACGACGACAACCATATCAGCAGAGATAGTATTGCTAGTATCGTTCAAGACCTAATGAATGAAACGAAGGCACAGGAATCTGCTGCAAAACAGGCTGAGGTTTATAAGCGGAATCAGGCTGAGGCATGGAGTAAACTTGCTGCTATCTATGATGGACAAGTAGATAAGGCACAACTTGCCGTAGCTGAATTTGTTGGGGATAATGCGAACCGCGCAAGAGTCCTCGATGAAATGACCCGCCTTGACCCGGAAGGCTTTGTTAAGTTTATGCAGGCTCAGAAACGATCTGATGTTGAGTTCGTTCCAAGTGCAAAAAGTAGCGCACCAAAGGTGGATGTTGCATCTGTTGGTGAACTGACATGGGAAAAGGCGCGAGCAATTCGCAAGTCTAATCCTGAACTTTATAACAGTCGCCAGTTTCAAGATGCATTAATCAAAGCGAGAGATCGTAATGAACGTGCCTTTTGGGGCAAGGTTCGATAACTAGTTAATTAGGAGATTAATTTATGGACAGTGTTACAGCTTCCAAACTTATTCGTACTGACATTTGGAGTCAGCAAGTACGTGACGAACTGGAAGAAATGCTTATTGGTAAGCGTCTTGTAGATTTTGTTGCAGACTTCCCTGATGGGGATGAACTGCATATCCCGACTCTCGGTAGTTTGCTGACTCGGGACTATGTGGAAAATGATGATATCGTTGTTGATGATCCGACTATCGGTGACTTCACCCTGACGATTAACAAGTATGTGCAAGCCGGTATTGCTATCACCGATAAACTTGCTCAAGATACTTTCTACATGAGTGTGCTGAATCAAAAGTACCCGCAAAAAATGGTTCGTGCAATCATGGAGCGTCTTGAAAATGATATCTTCCTGCTCCACAAAGAACAAACCACCAATGATGCCAACAACATTAATGGTGAAGCACACCGCTATGTTGGTACTGGATCGTCCAACATCATTGCACTGGCAGATATTGTTCAAGCAAAACTGTCGCTGGATAAAGCCAACGTATCTAAGGTAGGCCGTATGGCTATCATTGATCCTACCGTATCCAGTGTACTGATTGGTCTTGACCAAATTGTTCGTCAGGATGTGTACGGTGCAAACAGCAACATCCGTGAAGGCTTCGGTACTACCGAGTTCCTTGGCCGTGCCTATGGGTTTGACTTCTTTGAAAGCAACCTGCTTGATGAAGCTACTGCACTGGATCATGATGCTGGTGGTTCGCTGAAGGGAAACTTCTTCCTTGGGGAAGAGGCTCTGATCGGTGCTATGCGCGCCCTGCCGGAGATTGAAGCATCCCGTAACTGGGAAAAGAAACGCGACATTTTCCATGCCACCTCCCGGTATGGTCTGGGTCTGTTCCGCGCTGAATCTCTTGTTGTTGTTCTCACTGCGTAAGAGAAAAGGAAAATAAACAATGGCTATTCAAACCATTAACAGTGACGTTGTGGGGCATGCCAATCGTGGAGACGGCAGCCCCGCCGCACTGCGCAAGAATCTTGAGTTCGTTGCTAATACATCGTCTGAAAAGCGTTATCTTGTTGCTCCCTGTTCTGGTATTCTTGCCCGAGTACGGGTACAAGGTACTGTAACTTCCGATGGCACCAAGACTTATACCTATGTCGTTACCAACAAAACTGTACCAGATGTTATGACTGCTGCTGGTCAGGTGTATGATGCCTCTCCGGTACTTACTGCGAATACTTATGCAGATCTTAGTCTGGATTCGACTGGTGTAGCTGTCACGGAGGGTGACATGATTGAGGTTGATTTTACTGGTGGTTCTGGCTCTGGCCTGACCGCTGTTGAATTGGTATTCCTCGCACGGTAATGAACCGGGGGGCTAATCAGGGACTTGGTTAGTCCCCCATTTTAATTTGGAGACATGTCGTGACTTCGTGCGCGACAGAATGGAGACACGGATATGCCTGAGCATAATGTAATTACGGACCCTGAGATTCATGAACCTAAAGGGGCAGCTGCCGCAACGGACGGTACTGTATATCAGGCCAACGGTTCTGGCAGTGGCGCATGGAATAAGATTGCAGGGCATGAGTTTGGGGAAATGTACATCCCCGGCAATGCTACTGCGACAGTAATAAACACAGTTGATGTTGATGAGCAGGTTGTTGCTGGTTGGCTTGAGCATGATCTTAGTGGTGTCACATTTGACACAGATCATCTTGTAATTAATCAGACAGGTAAATATCTGATTATAGCCAATTGTACTTTTCAACAATCTGGTGGCAGTAAAAAGGTCTATCATTTTCACATTGGTCTTGATAGCGGTGCCGGATATGTTTCTCATCCATCTACTCATGCGCAAGGTGAGACATCTGTTACTAATACACCTTATGCAATCTCGCTGCAAGGAATAGTTGTTGCTACTGCGGGGGATCTTGTAGGTCTTATTGTTAAAAATGAAACAGATGATACAAATGTTACTATTGATGAGGCCAATCTAACTGTAGTATTTTTAGGATAATTAAATGGCAACTGGACAAACACTAACTATTCTCAGACTTGTTCAACGGGTACTATCTGCACTGAATCTAGTGTCAATCAGTACACTGAATGAGACTGAGGAAGATGCACAAGTTCTTGAGATTATCAATCGTATGTATGAGGAACTGCTGTCTGAGTTTCCATGGGCACATCAGTATGAATATGTGAATCTGCTGACTACCACAACTGCACACATTATGGCAGTACCTGAGCGAGTTGTAAATTTCAATTGGATCAAGTACAATGATAAGGACGTGTCCTATGTGACCCCCAAGTTCATGAATGACTTTCATGAGTCTGGGATTCTGACAGACAGAGATCCGCAATACTGGACCACACTGGACGACACCAACATCATTTTCAGTTCGTATAACAGCAACCTTGTTTCGTCGCTGTCTACTATGTTTGCACAGACCGTTCCTTTGGATGAGTTCTCTGCAGACTCTGACGTGACAAATCTGCCCCGTAACATGAATAATCTTTTGCTCAATATGGTGCTTGAGATTGCGGCAGAAGAGATAAACGGCGACTCGACTGCCTCGGGTATCTATGCGCAGAAGGTAAGACGTCTCAGACAATTAGCTAAGCGGTGGGCACGGCGGCATAATGTCAAGCCGACAACATTCGGACCAGATTATGCCCGTAGACGGCACACCTCTTTTTCTCATTCAATTTCTTCTAATCGTATTGTGGAGAATCCCTAATGGAAGATGGTTATCCTAGAGTGGTTGTTACCCCAGATATGGGTATTGTTGTTTATATCACAAGGAAATCTAGATTGCCCGGCGTATTCACAAATGAGCACTACGCAAAAACTGCACTGAATAAATATCTTGCTGAACTTCGTGCAGCACAACAACGACGAAAAAATAAGGAGTAATACTATATGGCCCTACCTACTGAGAAAGTAACAATCAGCACATTCCATGGTGGTATGGCCCCTGACGTTGGTGAGGTTGTGGGTTCGTTACCAACTACTGCGGAAAAGCTACTTAATATTGAAATCCAAAAGAATGGATCAATACGGCTAAGACCTGCATTCACTAGTTTATCTTCAGTTAATATTTTGGATGATGAAAGTAAAGATTATTCTGACATTAACAGTGGCGCA